GCCGAAGCTGCGTTTTGGTTTCCACCCAGATCGGCCGATGGTCGAGGTTCTCAATCCACTGCGCGCCGCCCGGGAGCGCATCGCTGATCACGCTGGCGCTACTGGTCCAGAGCCGGGTCGTCCAGCCCAGGCCGCAGCGCGGGCAGTAGGGGTCGTGGCCGGGGCGGACGAGAATCTCGTCCTGCCAGCCGCAGGTCTGGCAGAGTTGGCGGTGTCTTACCATAGTGCTCCGTGGGCTGCGTGGCCTGCCTGACGCCGTTCCGCTTCGACAGGCCCAAACCCGGTGAAACGGCAAAAACCCGGGACCGCAGCGTCGGTAGTCATGCGGTGCCGCCTTTACTGTGGCTGCGGTCGGTGCCGCCCTTGCTGACGACCTCGGCTTTGGGCGCGCTCCCCGGCGTGACGGGATTGCGGAGCGGTTGGTTGCCATTCCCGGCGACTTGGTTGTCCTCAGACTCGGGATTGAGGTCCTGACCAATCTGGTAGGTGATTTTGTAGCCGGCCTGCTGGATGATCTGCATCACCATCGGGGCTTGGGGGCCGATGAAGTCCTCGCCGCTGAACCGGAAGCTCACATTCGGCGGTGGGGGTCCAGATTCCGGTGGTTTCGTGATGAGTTTCGCCGGGTCGAGGTTGAACTTCTTGGTCACCCAGGTCATCAACTCCTGCTGGTTGATGAAGGGCGATTTGGCGCTGTAATTGACAAATTCAAGCGCCTGTTTGCGGTCACTGGCCGCGTCAATCTTGATGGACGAGTCCGGGCGGAGCGCATAGGCGAATTTGCCCTGCACGGTGTTTTTGTCCCACACCGCGAGGCGCTGCACGCCACCCTGGCCGACAATCTGGACGTAATCCTGCTCGTCGGCAAACATCTGAATCAGGCTGGCGAGCTTCTCGACCCCTTTGATATACCAGAGCAGCACCCGGGCGCGTTCCTTGTCGAGGCGCGTGTCGGTGTTCTTCTGAATCAGGTTCAACTCGGTCGCGGTGCGGGTCGTGTCGGTCTCGTTACCGCGCTGGTTCGCGCCCATCGCCCACGCTTCGGAGATGTCGCGCTCGATGGCGTCGGCAATCTGGTAGTTGTCACGCGGGTAGGCGGCCATGGCCATTTCGGCCACGGGCGGGTTGTCTTTGTCGTAACTTTCGAGCGGAATGACGGCCTGCCAGATGTTTTTCTGGAGCTTGCTGAGGCCGTCCTCGCCCCCGATGCGCCCGAGGTCGGCAAAGCGCATGGGCACGGCGCGTTTGCGCTGAAGCAGCATGGTGGTGCGCGTTTCTGACAACTCCTGCACCTGGTTGCGGCTGACGGTGCAGTCACTGGGCGGATAGGCAGAGTCACCCAGGTAGCGGAGCGTCAGAACGTGTACCGGGAAGCCCACCATGCCACCGGTGAGGCGGCCGGACTCGGGATCGAACTTCTGGTAGGGGCTGTTTTCGTGAACGCAGGGCGTGTCGTGGCCGTCGATCATCACCAGGCGGCGCAGGCGCTGCGGGTGCTTCTCCTTGCGGTCGAACAGGGAGGCTTTGTACCAGAGTTCCCACCCCTTGACGAACTTGGCGCTGCTGTCGGTGGATTCCTCGTCCTCAATCAGCAGGTTCTTGTCCTTGGTGACGGTGCCGCCGAAGTCGTCGGGCAGCTGGTACTCGTCTTTGGCCACGCTGAAGGGTTTGACGAACTCCATACCGATCCACGCGGCCTGGTCGTAGTCGCTGCCGTAGAAATCGGCCGGGACCAGCACTTTGAGCGGTGAAAAGCGCTTCCAGAAGTACTCCTCGAAGATGATTTTCGGCCCCGGCTGCGTCACGGGGTCCATCATGGGTTCGCCGGAGGTGGGGTCCATCTGCGGCTGGCCGGTCATCGGGTCCAGGCGTGGCTGCTCACCGACCTGGATGGGGATTTCGCCGTCCTGCACGACCGTATAGCCGATTTTGCTGGCGGCGTAGCCAGCGGGGCACAGGCAGTCGAACAGGCACTCGTCCACGCAGGTCAGCGCGTCCACCCCATGCGGCCCGAGGTATTGGTTCAGCACGGCCTGCCAGATGGTGACGGCATCTTCCTGGCCTTGCAGCACGCTCAGCGCGGTGGCTTGGATGTCGGGCTGCTGGAAGAATAGCTGGGCCTTTTTCTGCTCGACGTTGGCGAAGTCCTTGGGGACGATCACCGTGTCCGTACTGGGCGCATCATTGAGGATTTCGCCCTTATAGGCATCGACGTTCTCGCGCTGGAGGTCGGCAAAGCTGTCGCGCTTGGTTTCAGCGGCTTTGATACGCGATTCCCATGCTTTGCGGTCGTCGTCGTTGAGCGGAATAGTGAGTTTCATCGGTTAGCGCCTGGTTCTGCGTCGGACGGCGTGGCCCCCGAGGACGGACGGCCGCTGGTATTGCTGCTTCAGCCAGCCCAGGGTGCCTGGTGGGTAGGCCGCGAAGGCAGTGGCGGACGACGGATAGGGCCGGCTCATCACCGCGTAGCGGAGCGCGTCGGCTGCGTGGTCGTCAGTGTCACGAGTTTCGACATCTTCGGGCTTGGCGGGGTCCATTGTCAATGCGGGCATGGTGCGAATCAGGTAGGTGCAGTGCGGGGCGACCTGAAGCATCGGCTGCTGGGTGCTCGGGTGCGGGCGCAGCCAGTGGCGCAGGCGCTGCCAGCCGTTGACGCGCTCGTGGTTGGCGCAGGTCAGCGGGACTTTGTTGCGGGCGAACGTTTCCGCGGTGCTTTCCCCGCTCTGGCCTTCCCGAATCCACATGGCCGGGTCCGCGCTGGTGTAGCGGACGTGGGTGGGGCAGAGGAGCGCGGTGCGGCGGCTGATTTCCTTGGCCACGTCGGCCGCAATGGTTTCGGTGAAGATGTACTCGTCGACCACGTAGAGCTGGCCGTCGGGCAGCGCCGCCAGCCACAGACAGCAACCCGGGCGAAGATAGCCCCAGTCCAGGGCGCGAAAGTACTGGACGGTCGGCGGGAGTTCTTTGCTGGTGACATGAAGGTGTTTGCGCCATTCCTTGAAGTACTGGCCGGGAAAGATGTCCCAGTCGCCGTAGCGGTAGGCGCGGCGGAGGTCCTCGGGCAGGGCGAGGAGGCGCAGTTCGTAGCTTTTGTCGATGTAGGGGTTGTCATCGAGGGTCGCGGGGATGTAGTGGTAGTCGTCGACCTGATAGGTCGGGTCCTCGGTCGGGGTGATGTCCTTGTCGATGAAACGCCGCTTGATCCAGTGGCTGCCGGTGCCGCCCGGGTTGGTCGCGGCGAGCACCGCGGGCAGGATGCCGAGCTTGTTGGTGCGGGCGCGGCTGCTGATGAGCAGGTACTGCTTTTCGGTGAAGGTGACGAGTTCGTCGAAGTAGATGCGGTCGTATTCGGTCGACAGGTAGCGGCTGAGCGCGGTGTCGTCCTGGCAATGGCCGAACTGGAGCATGGAGCCATTGGCGAAGCGCATCTTGTACTCGGTTTTGACGTAGGTCGCGCCGAGGGTGTCCGATTCGCGCAGGGCGCGCTCGATGTGGGTGTCGTTCAGTTCCGGGAAGGACCGCCGCAGCAGCAGCGCGTGCAGGTGCGGCACGCTCAGGCAGGCCATGTAGGCGTCCCACCGGATCGCATGGGATTTGCCACCCCCCGCAGCCCCGCCGTAGAGCTTGTTCTTGGCGCGGTGGACGTGAAACTCCAGTTGTTTCGGGGTGGGCGTGTAGAGGGTCGCTCGGGACCCGGTAGCCGGGTCCTCGGTGGTCAGCGCGAACTTGGACACCCGGCCAGTTTACGCGAAGTCGGCGCGGGTCAGCAGAATCAGCCGGATACCGTGGGGCGGGCCATCGACGACGATAGCAAAGAGGCCCCCGTAGGACGCCACGCGGGGCGCGTTCATGCGCTCCTTGGGGTAGACGGTGAGCGTTTTGGCTTCGTCCTGCATGGTCAGCTTCAGCCCCGAGTCGCGGTTGTCGAGCGCGGTCAGTGTGCCGTCGGTGCCCTGGGACATCCAGAGCCGACCGTTGGCGGGGTTCTTTTCGTCCGCGTAGACGGGGGTGGTGCCGGTAATGTGGGAGATGCCTTGGGAGGTTTGGCGCTCATCGACTTTGACGGCGTTGAGCGCAGTGAGCGGGCGGCGGAAGATGGGCCGCGGCCCCCACATGCCGTTCAGCTTGACGCGGCGGCCGACCCAGTACACCGAGTCGCTGCCCAAGGCCACCGCACGCTGGCCACCCGCGATCCCCAAATGGGTGTTGGGGCCTTGGTGGACCACATGCCAGAGGTAGCCTTGGGTGGGGCTGAGTTTGCGTGGGCCGTTCGCCATGTAGGCGCACCAGAGCGTGCCGTCATCCCACAGCAGGCGCGGGTAGGTGGACACGGTGTTGGCGCTCGGCAGCTTCTGGATGGACAACTGGACACCGAGGTCGCCGTCGACCACGCCGCGGGCGTAGGTGAGCAGCTTGCCGGTGTTGTTGATGTCGCCATAGGCGATGTAGAGGTGGCTCTCGGTGACCAGGACATCAGGGAAGCGGCCACTGCCGATGGTGAACTTCTTCATGCCGCAGTCTCAGCGGCGGGAGCCGGGGTGGGCGCATCGAGCCGACTGAGGAAGTTGCGGTAGAACTGGTCGACCACGGTGACCGCGCCTTCGGCTGCAAAGCTGGCATCGCCGAAGGTGATGGACAGTTTGATCTGTTTGGTGCTGCGCCGGGCGGTCGGGGTGGTGTCGGTGTCCGTGTCACGGTTGTAACGGGGGCGTCGGGTACGGGGCATGATGGTTATTCTCCTAATCCGGGAAGTTTGATGCCGACGTTGACCACAATTTTCGGGAGGTCGCTCACGGTGTCGCGTCGGCTCCACCGATCAGGGAATCGTCGTTCCAAGATCCATGCCGCGGCCCCCCACCGGGACTCGGCGGCGCGCGCAATCACTTTGACGAGGCTGTTCTCGCTCTCGGCTTCGACGTTGGCCAGCCCTTCGACCAGTTGCGCCCACGCCGACTGCGGCCAGACCTCGGCTTTCTCCTGCCAGCCCTTGAGCGTGCGCTTGTTGACACCCATCGCCCGGAGCGCGGTCTCGGGATAGGCCCCGGCCACAATCGCGGCCCGGAGCGCGTCTTTCTGGGCGTCGGTCAGATGCTCGATGCGCCGGATGGCGGGGACGTTGACGGCGTCGGGGCGACTGTCACTTTGCGCCTGCTCGTAGCGCACCAAGCATTCGTCCACCAGTTGGTCGTCCACGATGGGCAGGCCGTCCACCGGCACGCCCTCGATGGGCTGCTGGTCCCGGATGGCTTGGAGCGCGGCTTTGGCGGCATCGCGCTGCGCCTGCTTCTCAGCGGCACGCTGGTTTCTGGTGGGACGGACCGGACCGGGATGTGCTTTGCGCCACGCTCGCCATCGGGCGCGGTCCGCGGCCTTATGCGCCTCGGTGCGTGGCTTTGGAGGTCGTTTCGGCTTGGATGGGTCGTTCATTTGGCCAATCCCATAGTACACCATGGCCATGTACTAAGTGTACGTACCGGCCATGTACTGTACTAAGTGTACTGGGTTGGTTCGTCCTGCGGGGTGCTGACCATTTGCCCTTGTTTCAAACTTCCCGCCGGTTTTGTAGCCGTGTAAGAGTTACATGTCAAGCAAAATCGCTTTTGCTCAGTAAACCGCTCGGCCCGTGTACCGCCTGTTCGTCACCATATCCATTTGGCCGCAACGCCCGTGATGGCACTGCTTCGCAGGTGCGCGGACCCGAACGGGTCCCGGCGGCCACCGGAGCGCTGGCTGGCGGACTGGTAGAACTACCACTGGTACATGTACTAGGGCGACCACTGGTAGATTTGACAGGTGACCGACTATGAGTCGTACCGCAGGATTCAATACCATAATGAGACTGAGTCTCATTCTCAACATAAGCGCCTGGCTCTCTAAGTGCTTTATTTTCAACAACTTAGCCTGGCACTATATGTAGTGTGTCAAGTTCATGACATCCCATATTATGTAGGGTACAAAATGCTTGATTGCAAGTATGATCATGACTCGGGGAACGTCTAGCGCGCACGCTGCGTCAAGGGTACCCCGAGCTTGACAACTGAATACGGGATAGAAATCAGGGTACGGGGTACTCCTACACTTAACGCTTAGAATTCAGGAGTACTTTCGAAATGGCAAAACACAAGACAGTAGACGCAGCAGCAGCAATCGCGGAAGCGCTTGTTGAACAGACGGTACCGGAAACGGTACCGGAAACAGTCGCGGAAGCGGTACCGGAAGTGGAAGTGGAAGCGGTACCCATGTGCGCATGCGGGATCCCTGTTGAAGCTCACTTCAACAAGGGAACGTTCATGAAGTGTGCGGACGCAAAGCGCTTTCACGAACTCGTCACGTTGGCTCAGGACGAATTGACCAGCGTGTCAGCGGACCTTGAGGAGCTTCAGTCACAAGAAAAGCTCCTCATCGAACGTCGCGTGCGGATTCAGAACGCGCTAGCGGATCTGATGGGTACCAGAAAGGTACTCGGAAAATCCGAGACGTCCAACGATAGCGGTACCAGCAAGGGTACCAGTCGCACCAAGTACGCAGCGCTTCCGAATATCCCAGTCTCCGACAGTCTCCGCGATGCGTACCGCGTGATTGTCGCGTTGACTCACGAGAAGGGATTCGCAACGTGCGCGGAAGTCGCGTCAGAACTTGGTCAGAAAATGAGTCGTACCAATTCCCAAATTTGGAGACTCAAAGACGATCAGGTGGTCTCCGTCGTCGCGTAACATTTACCGTACCCCGTACCCTGTTTCCTGTTCCGTATTCACAAGTCAAAAGTACCATCCCACGGTACTGAGTACCAATACCACGGTACTCAGTACCATTCCCCTTGTACCAATCATTACCCAGGCTGTCGAGCTGGTGGTCACCAGCTCCAGGCGAAGCTGTCGTCAACAACGACAATGCACGGCGACGGGGGCGACGGCGAACGAAACGAAAGGAGGTGATTAGCACATGGCGACAGCAGCACAGCTTGCAGCCGTGAAAACGGCGGCGAGAGAGATGACGGTCGAGGTCGGAATAGCGATTCGGACGTTAGAGGTGGTGTCCCAGGCGAAGCTCACAGCCCGTCTGGCAAACACCATCGTGACAGAGCCGATTCTCAACCTGATGGTGGAGAAGCTGATTGAGTCGGACCTCGTGAAGCGGCACGAACTGGATGGCGACCTGCTCGTGTGGGTCGGTCGGTAGTTCCCCCCAGGGTGGATTGTCAGTCCACCCATTTTCCCAACAATTCAACGACAGGAGGTCACCCGATGTGTCCGCATTGCGTGTTAGCGGTGCTGCTGGCAGCGACCAGCGGTGCCGCCAGCTGGTGCGTGTGCCAGCTACGACGGCTCTGGTAGACGGCGACGGGTTTTCGTCTGAGGGGTGAGCGTCCTGCTTACCCCTAAGTCCACCACTGGGGTGGATTTAGGAGCAGGCAGGACCTGCGGAAAGGAGGTGAACCAGCGATGTACGACTACGACAACAGCCGGTACGACGACGACCGCTCGGACTTCGCGGACCCAGGGGGGCGCTCAGCGCTGCGGGCGGCGAGCAAGTCCAACCCGCGCAATCTCCCCTGCCCGACCTGCGGGGCGAAGAATCGGCTCACACCCAAGGACCGGGCACTCGGGTATCAGTGCGATACCTGTGCGGACCGGGCGGAACGGGGCTGCGACTACTAAGGCGAACGTGGTAAGCGTCCTGCTGACCCCACAGCCCATCCTCCAGGGTGGGTTGTGGAGCGAGCAGGGACTCGCGGAAAGGAGGTGAACAGTATGGCGACACAGACACGAAGCCAGGTGTTACGGGCGATGGCGGACGTGATCCGCACCGAGGGGTGGGTCCAGGGGACCTACTTCGACAGTGAGACGGGTAACGTCTGCTTGATTGGCGCACGCAACACCGTGTTCGGAGGTTATCCGAGTGACTACCCGGACAAGTACCGGAAGATGGTCGACGCCGTGACCGAAGTGCTGGCGTTACTCGTCGCAAACTACCCACCGGGGGTCTCACCGGTGACCCAGGAGGGTATCGTCATTTCGTGGAATGACGTGGACGGGCGCACCGTGGACGAGGTGCTCAGACTGATCAAGCAGGCAGAAACCAAGTGCGACCAAGAGGACGCCACGCCAGTTGACATGCTGGTACTGGCGGAGTAAGCGCGCCGGCGGTCGAGTGGGAGGGCGCGGAGGGAAGCACCGCGACCCTCCCACTCGCTGTTTACGACTACCAGGAGGTGACATGGCACACGCCATCATCATGGCGAGGGTCTGCAAGCAATTCAGCACACACACCACCGCCTCCCCCATCATCGAGCTGGTGGAGACGGCGGACGATTCGGACAACCAGCGGGAGCGCTACCAGTACTCGGGTGAGTGCGACGTATGCGGCTTCCGCTATGAACTCACCCTGCTGAGGGTGACGGAGGAGGCAGCGAATGAAGTACCAGTTGACGGTGTTCATTAGCGTGAACGCCAAGAACGACGCCGACGCCGACGAGGCGATGGAGTCAGTCAAGCACATCCTCACCGAGGGCCTCAGAGGTCAGGCGCAGCAAGAGGAAATCACCCTCTCGGGTATGGACATCGAACCCGAAGAAAGCAGTGAGGAGGACGAGTGACCACCATCTGGGTTCTCGTCGGGTGCATCCTGTACGTGTGGTACCACCTCAACCAACAACAGAAAGGCTAGGCAGAAATGGAAGCCCCCAAGGTCTACGTGCTGGGCATTCCGAGTAACGGCGGTCTCTGGATCATCCAGCACCGCTGCTATCAGGACTACCAGCGCGCGGTGGCGGCAAGGGACGCGGCGATGGATGACTACGCCGGTCCGGTCGTCATCTGGATGCTGCGGGTGGAGGACGCAGACATGGTGAACGTGACGGTGAACATCCAGGCGGAGACCGAACCCGCCTGACCACAGCACAACACCCTACCGGCGGTCCACGCCCGACGCCGGTAGTCGAGCGGTCCAGGGCGACACGAACGAGGTAGTTATGGCTGGGCAGAAGCCAACCGAGCCGTGCCAGTGGTGCGGCAAGGTCCACGACGGGGACGACACCCCCACCATCGGGGGTTGGTACCAGAACGGCATCAAAGTCGGCGAGGTGACGAACACTGAAACCGGCAAGACCAATATCTACATCGCGGTGCGGGTCGGCGACGTGAAGCACGCCATCGGTCCCATCGTCGACCACCCCGACGACGGCAAGATTCTCTGCCTGCACGAGGACGCGGCGAAGTCGCTCTTGGTCGGGCTGCTCAAAGTACTGGCGATTGTCTGGCGCGACCCCGTCTGCGAGGCACTTGATGCCTTGCTCACCATGCTGGCGAAGGCGGACCCGGACGCGGTTGAAATCATCAGCGGCACCATCAATTTCGACCGTCCACCTCCGCGCAAGACCAAAGACACCCTGCACTAAGCAGGACACCCCACTGCCGGTTCCCGCCGCCGCGCCCAGCAGGCGGCGAGGCACCGGGGTCGGTGGGCGGTGACCTCCAACACCGTCCACCGTTATTCCCCCAAAGGAGGGCGCACCCTTCATGCGTCGGTTCCGCAATGCCCCGCGACTTATCAACGCCATGCCGAAAGGAGGTGATTCCCCAATGGCATTTGTTGACGGCGAGCAATTCGGACACGTCATTCACACCATTCTCAAAAACCAAGGCGGCGTGGTGCTGGTGATTGGAGCCAAAGCCTCCAATTACCCGCAGGTGCTCCGGGAGCAGGCGCGGATCGTCTGGTGGGACTCCCAGGACATCGGGTCCACGCCGCACGACCCTCCGTCCAACACCCGGCTGGTGCTCATGTTGCGCTTCACGCAACACCGCATCAGCAACACGGTGCTGGACTGGTGCCGACGGTACCGCGTGCCCTGCCGGTGGTGTTCCACCGGCGAGGTGCGTAAGCTGCTGTTCGAGGTGTTCGTGGACGACCACGACGGTCCCCCCGACACCCTCAGCAATCCACCCCCGCCCGAGCTGCCGGATGTTCCGGTGGTACTCAACGAGGATGCACCCCCCATGGTGCAGCCTGAACCTGACACAGAAAGTGAGGTCACGCCCGTGCAGGAGTTCACCGAGCGGTTTCCCGAACGTCGGCAGCCGCTCATCCAACCACCCGTGCCAACGACCGTAGCTCCGGCGTCCGTATCCACGCCAGTTGGCACTTCCAGAAAGCAGACACCGATGACCAGGAAGAATCCGGTCGGTAACGAGGACTTCAAGCGCCCTAACGCCATGCGGCACTGGTTGGTCCAGCAGTCGTGGGACCCAGCCAACGTCAAGGACGAGAAACACCGCCTGATGCGTGACGCCAAACACGCCGGCTTCACCTTTACCAAAGCCGGATTCGAGGCGGCGATGTATCAGATGGCGATCCGCTTCCGGTGGATTCCCTACAACAAAGCGGCGTCCACCCGGGTGCCTGTGCCGCAGGAGCCGCACCCGCGTCCGCTACCAGGCACCGATTACTGGCGGCAGTACTCTCCCTACGCCCCGATGGGTCCCAACGACTACAGCACCAGTAAACCACGGACCAAAATGCACCACAACGACACCCATACCAAGGCGATCCATACGGCGAAAGTCGTCAAGTCCGCCTCGGTACCTGACACTGAACTGGGTCAGGTGACCCACGCGCTCAACGACGCCCAGGCCGCGATTGCCTTGGCGCTCGAAGCCCTGGCACAGTACGAGGCGACCCGGAAAACCAAGATCCAAGCGCTCATGGACGCCTTGTGATGGGAGGTGACATGGCAGACACCGACAGCGGGGCCTTCTTCGAGCTACACGAGACCACCAAGGTGGCGACGGCGTGGTTCTTCGACTATCCCGGCGGCGACATGATGGCGATGGTCTTTGCCGATGATGCCGACGCGCCGTGGAAGTTAGTGATCCGCATTCGGCACCGGCTGGACGACAAGCCACCGGATGAATCGGCCGACACCAAAACCGGCTACCGCATCGTGCGGGAGGCGGACGACGCCTCGCGTGACGAGTTAGTCACCGAGACCGACAACATGCTGGGCGTGTTCAAAGACCTCCAGCCAGGCAGCCGGCTGTGGCGAGAGGAGGTCAATGGCAGTGCGGCGGAGTTCCTGAAGCGGTGGGCGAAGATGAGCTTCAGCCACACCCGCTTGGTGGCGGACGAACCCAAGACACCTCAGTAGGAGGGCAGGATGACGTGGTTTCTGGTGGGATTTCTGGTGGGACTGGTGTGGGGCGCACTGACCAAGCGCTGGCTCACCGTGCCGTCCCGCCAGGACCACACCCTGACGCGGCTGGCGGTGCTCAAACAACTCATTGCCAAGGAGGGCAACGATGGCGAAGAACGACCCACGCGACCTACCGGTCCCTGAACTGCTGGCGATGGCGGACCAGGTGCTGTCGCAGCGCAAGGGAGCCAAGGTGTTCTTCAAGTTCACCTGCGAGGCGTGCGGCGCACGGCAGACGTTTACCACCCCCAACAAGTGGTACACGTCCGGGCAATGCGAGGAATGCGGGCATGTAACAGCGTTAACCCGAGGTGGCATGTTGGTCCACCTCATTCGGACAGGAGGACCCGATGGGACAACTGACGGTACTGGACAGGACGGGACACCGGGCGACGGCGTGGGACACGGCAACACTGGCCAAGGCGAAGGAGGAGTTTGACCAGCTTCTCGGCAAGGGCTATCTGGCGTATAAAACTGCGCCGGGGAGCGGAAGCGGCGAGGTCATCAAAGCGTTCGACCCCGACGCGACCGAAATCGTGATGACACCCCCTTTGGTCGGGGGGTAGGCGGGCATCACCCTGGTGAAGGGGTGAGAGGGACGTACTTCACACGCCTCTACCAGGACGCCCGTATCTACCAAGCCGACCCGCACTGGGACGACGGCGGCAACAGCCGGTGCGCCCGGTGGCGACGGGCCTACCGGCTGCTGCTCGACCACATGGCGGAGCCGCAGCAGACGTTCTACCACGCCACAGGCCTGTTGGTGCAGGCCGGGGTAGATACGGGGCAAGCATATTTCCTGGGGCGGAGTAGCTATGCCGTGGTGAGCTGCATCATCGACGGTCGGATATTCACTCCGTCCTTTTACATGGCCGACAAGGACCAGAACGGCTACACCGTGCAGATGCCGGACCCTGACCAGCTCATTGGGCAGATGCTGGCGCTCCGCACGGAGGAACTGGTCTGGGTCGGCCTCATCGCGTGTGGGTACTGGGAGGGCCACAGGACACAGATCATCGGGGCATTCCGTGAGCAGGCGCTGGTCGACCATCAGAACCGCTTGGCTAAGTTTTTCAACTGGTAACACTCAAACAGGGAGTTTCCATCACATGACCAAACGACAGAAAGCCACGCAAGTCGTGGTGCTCGGGGTCGCGCTGACCCTCAGTGCCCAAGCCGCCCACGCGGCGCTCATCATCTCGGCCACCATCGGAGGGGTCGACGTGTGTGCGTCAGACAACAACCTCGGCCCCTGCACCTGGGGCGTCACCATTCTCGACGCCGACCCGGCGCTCGGGAGCCT